ACAGTTTCTGGTAACATCGCTACATTAAACCGTGTGATTCTGCCAGTGATTCGACGTGTCATGCCAACAGTTATTGCTAACGAGTTGGTAGGTGTACAACCAATGACAGGTCCAGTAGGCCAAATCCACACATTACGTGTTCGCTATGCTCAGTCTTTGACAGACAACAGCTTGGCTCAAACAAGCGTAACAGCTGGACAAGAAGCATTAAGCCCATTCACAATCGCTACAGCGTACTCCACAGTTCCAACAGCTCAAACTGTTGCAACAGGTTACACTGGTAACAACACAGCGAACATGGAAGGCACAGGCGGTAAGCAAATTTCCGTACAGATCTTGAAACAAGCTGTTGAAGCAAAAACACGCAAGTTACAAGCTCGTTGGACATTTGAATCTGCACAAGACGCACAAGCCATGCATGGCATTGACGTTGAAGCAGAGATCATGGCTGCTCTTGCACAAGAGATCACAGCTGAGATCGACCAAGAAATCCTGTTGAGCCTACGCACATTGGCTGCTACAGAGTTTACATACAACCAAGCTACTGTATCTGGTACAGCAACATTCGTTGGTGATGAGCATGCCGCTTTGGCAGTGTTGATCAACCGCGTTGCTAACTTGATCGCTCAGCGCACACGTCGTGGCGCTGGTAACTATGCTGTTGTTAGCTCTGCTTCGTTAACAGTATTGCAATCTGCAACAACAAGTGCGTTTGCTCGCACAACAGAAGGCACATTTGAAGCACCTACAAACACCAAGTTTGTTGGTACACTCAACGGTGCTATGCGTGTGTTCGTTGACTCTTATGCTTCTGACAGCACTGCTGTTTTGGTAGGCTACAAGGGTTCTTCGGAAGCTGACGCAGCTGCATTCTACTGCCCATATATTCCTTTAATGAGCAGTGGTGTTGTTCTTGATCCAACAACTTTTGAACCAGTCGTATCATTCATGACACGTTATGGCTTCGTTGAGTTGACCAACACAGCATCCAGCTTCGGTAACGCAGCTGACTATGTTGGCGAGATCGCAGTTCAGAACTTGTCATTCTCCTAATCAGAGAAGAAACAAAACTACCCAGGGATGGGAAGGCAAGAAAGCACCGAAAGGTGCTTTTTTGTTGGTCAAATAAATATTACTATGGCAAATCCACCTCCACCATACGCAGACATTACTGGTATAACACGTACCGTAATGAAAGACAACGCTCAGGAAACTGTGGCCAATTACAACGGCAATGCACGTCCTGGAGAAATGACAATAAATCCCAACACCAGCCAAATCTACATTGGTAACACAAACGGAAATTTAAATTTTGTAATCAGTAGCAACGGAGCCAATGTGTTTTTGGGCAATGCCAGGGTCAGTAACACAGTGCCATCTGGATTCTACCAAATGTATTTTAATCCAGCCACCGGCGAAGTAATTTACTATCAGCCTTAGATTTTGAACCAGCTCAGATATTGATGAATTTTGTCGGTGACCGAGGTCCAGTCGCCGCGGCTGGGTTGCCTAAACAATCGTGCTGTCAAATACCAAGGGCTTGAATCACGTTGCAACAACCAACGCCAGTCCACAGCTTGTGCCCCCAGCATGATCCAGGTAGGACGGCCCAAGGCCGCACCCAGGTGCGCTATGGCTGTGTCCACGGAGATGACTACATCCAGGGTTGAAACCAAGGCCGCAGTGTCAGCAAATGAGGATACCGGCAAATTGTACTCAACCACACCAGCCGCGATCAACTGTTGTGTTTCTTCTTCCGTGGCATCCAGTTGCAAATTGATCCAGTCGTAGTTGGGATTGCGTTGGATCAAGGCCAGCATGTGACCCAGGTCCATGCCTTTGTAGCGATTGATCCAGGTGTCTCTACGACCCGACCAGCAAAATCCCACACGTAATCGATGTTTGGGACCCAGGTGTTTGAGCCAAGCATGATACAGTTTTTCGTCAGCAATTAGATAGCTCTGCATCTGTGTTAGATTTTCCAAGGTCACACCCAGCACACGTGGCAAGCTCATGATAGGAATCCAGTAATCAAACGCTTCGGGCGTTTGGCCAACATCCACAATCTGATCAAGTACAGGACTGTCACCAAACAATGGTGCCAGATTACGATTGACCTGCAAAACAATACGAGCACCCAATTTGTGCAAGTTCCATAGGAATCTCACAAACTGTATGTTATCGCCGTGTCCTTGTTCGCCCAGGACCAGGATGATCTTGTCCGTGAGGTCTTCGCCGTTCCACTGTGGTTGAGAAAATGTAGGCAAGGTTCCTGCCAGGTGTTCAAAGTTCCACCGATGTTCGTACTGTGCCCATCCTTGGACATAGTCGCCTTGCAACAAGTAAGCCACAGCCAAATTAAACTGTGCTGTAGTGGCATTGGCAGGATTCAGTGTGATGCTTCGTTGCAAAAAAGGTATGGCACCCGCAGGATCTCCGCACTCACGCAACACATTGCCATAGTTGTTCCAGGCATGGCTGTTGAGTCGATCCTGCACAAACGCCTGTGCATAGTAGGCCAAGGCCTGTTCGGGGTCATCGTTTTCTCTACTGGTGTTGCCCAAGGCCACTAGTTCGTTTGCGGTCATGGCAATATTTAAGAACCTGTGCCGGACCCTGTATAATTTATGTTATTGCATAAATACTTGTCAACGCAATAAGGCGTTTTATGCAGGCTTTAACCCCCTGCGTAGCGGCTAGAACCCGCATTGGGCTTCTTTAAAGGAGAAAACAAAATGGGACGTCCTCTCAAAATTAAAAAAGTAATCGAAACCGGCGGCAACGTTGGTAAGGATATTGGATTCAATGCGTTTGATCAATTGACCAATCCTACTCTGCCAACCGGTGGAGCCATGAACAGTGATCAGTATCTTGGCGTGGTTGGTGGTGTACAGCCACCCACAGTGGCCACAGCCGCATATCCCATTGTCAAGTGCGAAGTATACATTGCCAACAGTGCCAGCGGTCAAACACCCGGCGTGATCATACGCCAAAAAGGTTCCAGAAAATATCTGGTAGCTACCACAACGCCTATTGATCCTTCCACGGCAGTGATCGGTGGGTCCCCAACTGTGAGCTTGCGTATTGCCGTCCTAGGCGACACTGACTGGCAAGCAATGGGTGCTCCAGCAGGTGCTATAGTTGGCACAACCTTTACACCCACAGCAGCAGCTCCTGGCGGTACCACAGGTACAGCACAAGAAGTTGGACAGTGTGTGTTGACCAGCGACTTGACGCCCTCATCTGGCAACATGAGCATCAGCTTCTTTGCAGGTGCAACTGATTCCACAGAACAGGCCATCAGCAAGCTGACCAACAAGTTCTTGTCAGACTTTACCGGCGGCGAAACCGGCGGTGACGCCAACACAGGAGATGTCTGGAATCCTAGTCTAGTAGCTCAAAACGTTCGCTTTGATGCCAACTTCTTCAGTGACGAAGGCTACGAAATCAAGTCAGGAACCACAGGCGGAGTCAACACTGCAGGTCAACAAAATCAGTTGAGCCTGGCACAAGTTGAAAAGTACAGTTCTTAATTTGTACTCAACCAAAATCCTCACAGCTAAGTACTGTGAGGATTTTTTATGACCATAGCATTTGCACTTGGCAACGGCATCAGCAGAAGAGAAATACCATTGCTCCAGTTACAATCGCTGGGAAAAATCTACGGATGCAACGGGTTATACAGAGAATTCGTTCCAGATGTTTTGGTGGCCACAGACCGCCCCATAGCCACGGCCATACAAGAAAGTGGCTATGCAAAAATCAACAGATTTTACACTCGAAGGCCCCTGCCGGATCTGGGCGCACAAACAGTTCCACACGATTATTTTGGATATAGTTCTGGCCCTATCGCGGTGAGCCTGGCCGCATTGGATCAGCACCGACGGATCTACTTGTTGGGTTTTGATCTAGGTCCTACCGCAACCCATGGATTCAACAATATCTATGCCGGCACACAGTTTTACAAAGCCACAAATGCCGCTCCGACCTACACAGGAAATTGGATCAAACAAATGTGCCGGGTCATGCGTGATCATGCACACACAAAATTTTATCGAGTTTGCGGAGAAACCTCGGCACACATAGCCGAATTAAGTGCTTTGCCCAACCTGTTTACCATGGATTTGTCGGCCTTCCTAGACCGCATAAATAATCAAAAGGATTTGTAAATGTCAGCAGGTGTGGATCAAGCTCGGCGGTTGTGTGTGATTTTTATTGCTAAATAAGGCACAAGGATTATAAATGGCAACTTATAAGAATGTAAACGGCGATTTTATTTTATCAACAATAAATGTTGAAGATCAAATCATTGCCACGGCTGCCAACATCGTGCTCAACGGTAATGTAGGAATCAATGGCAATATCACCGCCGATTACTACTTTGGTGATGGACAATTTCTCAGCAACGTAGTGGCCAACATTGGAGCGGCCAGCAAGTTACAAAATGGCACATCAAACGTGGATATTCCAGTTCCCAGTGGAAATATTACCTTTGGTGTCAGTGGAGTAGGTAACCTCATAGTAATCAGCACTCAGACTGCCAACATAAGTGCCAATACAGCTTCTGTCAACAGATACACCGGAGCACTGGTGGTCGACGGCGGAGTTGGTATTGGCGGTAATCTCTACGGCGGACAACTTTATGCAAACAATCAACAAGTGCTCAATGTGGCGTCGGTCATCAACGGTGGAACTTACTAGATAGGCACAACATGGCAAATACAATCTTACTAAAACAAAGCAATACGGCCAATGCCGCACCTTTGACCAGTGGTGTTGAGCTTGGAGAACTGGCCCTGAATACCTTTGACGGCAAGGCCTACATGAAAATTGACACCGGAGCCACTGACGAAATTGTTTTGGTCAACGATATTCCAGTGGCCAACACATTTTTTGTATCAAAAACTGGCAACGACACCAACACCGGTCGGTCCTCACTGTCGGCCCTGGCCACCATCGAACAGGCGTTGACCTTGGCCACGGCTGTCAAAGCAGTAGACGCAACAGCCATCCAACTGATTGAAGTGTCACCGGGTCGTTACGAAACTCAGGGACATTTAGATATGCCTGATGATTGTGTGATCAAATGCGCCCATCGTACTGTGATAATTTTTCCCGAAGTTGGCTACGAAGAACGCAATGTTTTTCGCATGGGGTCTGGTTGTTTTATTGAAGGTTTTTTGTTTGAAGGGTTTAGTCTAGACGATCTTGAAGATCCCTCAGAAGGATTTGCTGTGTCATTCAGACCCGGCGCGATAATTCGACGTACCCCTTATGCACACAAAATTGCAGTGCGAACTGTTCCAGATTGGACATCGGTACCACCACCATTGGACCCATTCAGCATACCACCCAATCCATTTGTACCTCGTGGTGCCGGAGTGGCCTTGGCCGACGGCTTGGTGTGTTCACCATACAGCATATTCCCCAATATCATGACCTGGGGCGCCACACCAGTATCGGCCAATGGCATTGGATACTGTGCCAAAAACGGTGGCCTTGTCAATGCCATCAACGCAGTCAGTATCTGGTGTCACAA